AGAAAATCCCCTGTTGATACGGGTCGCTTTCGTGGAAATTGGATAGTTTCCAAAAACGCTGCAAACACAACGTCTAGTCAGGTTACAGATAAAAATGGTGGTCAAACAATCACCAAAGGATCAGGCGTCATTGATACTTTTAAAATGAATGCAGATAGTAGAATAATAATTCAAAATAATTTGCCTTATGCAAACCGTTTGGAAAATGGTTGGTCTAAACAAGCCCCGAATGGAATGGTGGCTTTGACGGTCGCTGAAATGCAGCGCAAATATAGGAATGTTTTGATATGAGCTATGCAACAGAGCGCCGCGCAATCGAAACTTATTTAAACACGCAATGGTCGGGCGCAACGCCTATTGGCTTTGATGGGCATGAATTTGAACCCACAGCCAACAGCATTCGCGTAACAATTCAAAACGGTCAGGTTTTGCAGGGATCTATTGGGGCTGCGGCTAATCGAATTGATCACGTTGGATTGGTAAGCATTCAGATCATTACCGAAAGCGGCAAAGGAACGCAGACTTGGCGCGGATATGCCGAAACTTTAGATGGCATTTTCTTTGATAAACGAATAACTGACGCGGGTGCAGTAGCGACTACCAACGAGTTCATCAGATTTTCACCAGAGCAACAGCACCCGTATATTTCTGGCGAAGTTTCTGATATACCTTTTAATATCGCAACTTTTGTCGCACCATTCGTGCGCTACGAGTATAAATAGGAGGCCACAACATGACTGGCATTGCATCAAATCAGCTTCGATCAGCTTTTGTGGCTGAAGCTACGGCTGGAACTACACCATTAAACCCAGCGTTCACTAACAGTGACGTTCCCATCAATATGACTGCTGCACCTAATATGATTGAGCATCGATCATTAGCCGCTAAAGGTGAGGCTGTTCAAACTGCTATTGGCGGCATAGATGTTACTGGAAATATGTCAGGAACATTGGTTTACGGTGCTTATGATGATTTCTTTGAAAGCCTGTTCCAAGGCACTTGGTCAGCCAACGTTTTAAAGAACGCTAAAACTACACAATCATTGACGGTTGAAAACGCGATTGCAGCGGGTGAAGGCGGCACAAATACAATGATGCGCTATCAAGGCGTTGAAGCAACTGGTGGATCAATAACGCTAACATCAAACGCAGATATTACTTTTGCATTTGATTTGATCGGCATGGGTTCATCAGATACATCAACCAGTGCAATAGCAAGCTCAACATATACAGATCAAACTGAGCGCACACCGTTGTCATCTGGCGTTGATGTCGGAACGATTGCATTTAGCGGATACACCTTAGACGCATTTGAAAGCGCCACGATTAACTTTAATTACGATGGCCGTGAAGCGCAGAATATTCTTGGCAACAGCTTTACGAAAGGCGGCTTAACAAAAGGCGCTGCTTTAGCTGAAATTACCGCACGGGTTTATGTAGATGCTAACTTTGCGGCTATGTATAACGCAGCGCGTGATACTGATCATAGTTTATTTAGCGTAACTTTCCCGCTGGGTTCTGTTTCTACCAAGAAATACACATTGGTTTTCCCAACTTGTAAATTTACTGCTTCAAATTTGGATTTTAGCGCCACAAACTCAATGCAAGATATTACCATCAGAGCGCTTTATGATGAAACCACAGAGGATGCATCAATGAAATTAACAAGGGCTGTTTCATAATGGGTATGATTGCTTTGGTTAAATTCACCGCTGATATTGATGGCAAGCCTGTTGTTTTTAGGGCTGGTGATAAAATATCAGATGCCGTTGTAAAAAAATTGGGCCTTGCGGATAAACCTAATCTCGCTGGGCCTAATACATCTAAACCGACAAAAACCGAATAAGTGCAGCACTTAGGGGGCTGGTTTGTCGGTATTCCAGCCCCCATTAAAACCGACGAGGAAACCGAAATGCTAAAATTAAAGAAACCTAAAATGTCCGATATGACTTATCGGCGCGAGTTTTCTGACGAATTTACCTTTTTGTCTGAGGAAGATAAAACGTGGATAGAAATAAAGTGTCGCGCTGGTGGTTGGGCAAATCCTGATCTGGTCAGATTGCGTGATGACATACAAACATATCGCCAAGCCAAATCTATCGAAAGCGCAAAGCTAATAAAAGATACTGCTAAATATGCACAAATGAGTGCAGCAACCGATAAGGAAGTTGGCCGCAAGTTATTTGAGGCGATCTTTGAAGCTTGTGTTATTTCGTGGGATACAAATATTAAAAACGATGGCAAAGCAATGCAATGCGATAAGGATCATTTCCTTGCACTTGCTGATATTCGCATAAATGAAATATCTGAATATTTTATGGAATTTGCTAAATACGTTGATGAATTATCGAACTTTCGTGCTGAAGCGGATGGAGAAACGGAAAAAAACTAATTGATGCGCTTTTATGGTCTTTTAGATATTCACCGCGTGATGAAATTTACTTGATGTCTAAAGGCGCACTGAAAATAGAGGATAAACCTATCCCCGCAAATATGACTGCATGGACTGCTTTTCATATGCTGCGAGGTTCTAGGCAAATTGGCTATGGTGGCGTTTCCCCTATACCGTTCAGCGAAATTATGGCATATTGCACCCATGCGGGGGTTGATGACCCGATGGAACGGCAGCAAGTTGCTAAGTTTGTAATGGCACTGGATCGAACGGAGCGCGAAGAATATGGCAACAATAAGTCTAAATCTTAACGCACAAGGCATTAAAACCGGTGCGCGTGACGCCAAGCAATCCTTAGACTCTGTTAAGCAATCCGCAACATCTACGGAAGCGGCGGTTGTTCGCAGCGGTAATAATATGGGGTCTGCTATTACTCGCATGGGTAATATGTCTGGCGCTCAAAGATTTGTATTCCAAAACACTGCAAACCAGCTTGGTGATATTGCCGTTCAAGCGTCTATGGGAACTAATATCTTTAGGGTTTTAGGAATGCAGTTGCCACAGATTGCCGGTGGCTTTGCTATTCTTGGCGGCGCAATGGGAACCGTCTTGCCGATATTAGGTGTAATTGCTGCGGTTGGTTTTCCTATTATTGCAATGTTCACCAGCATGGGTGGCAAGACAAAAACTCTTGCGGAAAATATGGATGAACTTGCTGATAGTTTGGAGAACTCAAGGCGAGCATTAGAAGATGCAGAAATACCAGTTTCAGAACTTGATGAAAGTTTTGGTATTTTTGCTGAAAGCATTAGAACGACTAGGCGCGAATTAGCGTTGATGGAGTTAGAGCAAACCAAGAGAGATTTAAACGGTGTTTTAAAAGAATTTTCTAAAATAGATGATCTTGCTTTTTTCAAAGGTGGCTTTACGGGTGCTTTAAAAAGATTAAAATTTGGATCTGAGGAATTTGGTGGGGCGCAACGTAAACTTGCTGCTGAATTTGCAGTTACAGTAGATGAAGCACTGGAATTAACAGCGGTTTTAGCGATATTTGATGATCCAAAACTCAAAGATAATCCTCAGGCAATGGCTAATGCATATGGTTTGCTTTTTGATGCTCTCAATAAATTAAACCCAACTACTGATGAAGGCGCTACAGCAATATTTAAACTTGCTAAAGCCGCTTTAGCTGGAAAAGAAAACGCCGCTAAATTGATAGGTCAATTAAAAGATCTTCAAGAATTGGGGCCGCTTAAATTTGAAGTGACTGAAGGAATAGCTGCCCCTAAATTTACTGGAGGTGGCCGTGGATCTGTCATTCCAAGTGCTTCTGATATTTTAATGATGGGCATGGGCGGCGAAATTGTTGGTGGCCCTGAAAAGAAAGATACCAAGCTAGACAGAGAAAAACAAAAGCTCGCAACGTTTGCAGAGCAATTTCAACCAGTATTAACTGCGGCGGCTGATTACGAAGAAACGATGACTAAGTTAAATCGGGCGCGGGAAATTGGTGCAATTACAGAAGAACAACACGCTCAAGCCACAGCGGTTGCAACTGACAAATATAGAATAGCAGCCGGTGAATTAGTTGATTACACAAACGTTGCTAATATTTTTGCCAATTCTCTTGAAAATAGCATGATGCAATTAGTGCAAGGCACTTTGAGTGTAGAGGATGCGTTCAAGAATATGGCGCTGGCGGTTATCAAAGAACTTTATCGGGTTTTGGTTGTGCAGCAGATTGTTAATGCCGCGATGGGGGCGTTTGGGTTTAGCCCAGCGGCTGGTGGCGGGTTTGTTCCGACAGGTGACGCTGGCGCGTTTGGCGGGCCTGTTTCGCCCTCTCAGGGAATAGTGGTTGGAGAGCGTGGGCCAGAGGTATTTTTTCCACCATCAAAAGGCAATCTTGTTCCTAATTCGGATCTTGGCGGCGTTCAAGTTCATCAGAGTTTTAATTTCGCTGCAAATGGCGAT